TGTTAATCGTTTTTACTTCACCAGTTACTTTATTTCTAACAGTTATCTCTGTGTCACCACAAATACATTTACCTACACCTGTTGGTCCGAGGAACATGAAAGAACCGATAGGTTTCTTTTGGTTCTTAATACCAACACGATTTCTCTTAATCGCTTTAGTGATTTTGTCGATAGCTGGGTCTTGACCGATAACTTTCTCCTTAACCTCTTTGTCCATGTTTTTAAGTTTTTCAGTCTCACTTTGGCCTACTTTAGTGACAGGAATACCAGTAACCATCGATACAACTTTAGCAACATCATCTTCATTTACAACAGGTCTAACCTTGTCAAGATTTTTAGCCCACTTATCGGTGGCTTGTTCAAGAGTTTCTTGTAATCTCTTTTCTTCATCACGAAGTTTAGCTGCATCTTCGTAACGTTGAGCTTTAACAACATCGTTCTTTTGACGACCGATATCACCTAACTTCTCTTCCAACTCAAGAATTTCTTGTGGTGGTTTAATGTGAACTTGCATTCTTGCCCCAACTTCGTCCATAATATCGATAGACTTATCAGGTTGTTCACGGTCGTTAATATAACGGTCCGCTAACTTAACACAAGCTTCAACAGCTTCAGGGGTATAAGTCACTTTGTGGTGATCTTCATACTTTTCCTTAATGTTGTTAAGGATAATAAGGGTTTCGTCTTTTGAAGGCGGTTCAACTAGAACCATTTGGAAACGTCTTGCTAACGCACCGTCTTTTTCGATGTTTTCACGGTACTCGTCAAGAGTTGTAGCTCCAATACATTGGATTTCACCACGAGCTAATGCTGGTTTTAAGATGTTGGAAGCGTCAAGAGAACCTGATGCGTTACCTGCACCCACCATTGTATGAATTTCGTCAATGAAAAGGATAACATCGTGAGCTTTTTCAAGTTCCTGCATGATCCCTTTCATTCTTTCCTCGAACTGACCACGATATTTGGTTCCAGCAACGAGGGATGCTAAATCCAAACTAACCACACGTTTATCAAAGAGAATACGTGGACACTTTCTCTCTACGATTTTAAGAGCTAACCCTTCCACGATGGCGGTCTTACCAACACCTGGTTCTCCAATAAGGATTGGGTTGTTCTTTTTACGTCTTGAAAGGATTTGTGACACCCTTTCAATTTCGTCTTCCCTACCAATAATAGGGTCAATCCCACCTTCAGCAGCTAATTTGGTTACATCACGGCCAAAGTTATCAAGGATTGGTGTTGTTGACTTACCTTGTGAAGCTTTTTTTGCTTTCTTGTTAAAGTCGTCTAATTCTTCAAAATCTCCTGTCATATTTGTTATTTTTTGTTCTTTTAAATTTAATAAAGTTTCTCGAAAAGTTCTATAGGTAATACCCTGATTTCCTAAAACTTTTGTTCCATCTAGTGTTTTATTTTTTAATATGGATAAAACTAAATGTTCTACCCCTATAAATTCATCCCTTAATTTATCTGATTCAAGTTCTGCTGAACTAAGGGCGTTTTTTGAAGACTCACTGAAAGGAACAATCTTAACTTCTACAATATTAGGATTTTTTACTTTAAGTCTCAAGTAGCCTTCTAACTTTTCCATTAAATCTGTTACATCAGATCCCATTTCTTCAAAAACTTCAGTCGCCTCATTCTTCTTATCGTTAAAAACTGATAATAAAATGTGTTCAGGTTTAATTTTTGAATCACCAAGACGAATTGACTCTTTAAAGGAACCTTTCAAGATTACCTTTAGTTTAGGTACCATTTTTTTCATTTTATGATGATTTTCTTTTTATCGAAATATATTTACAATTGGGTAAAAGAAAAGTTTATGAAGAAACATACATTATATTGGTACTATAAGGTGAAAATTTGTCGAATTGAGAATAAAATCTCATATGTTCGAGAAAGTTATGTCCAAAGAAGTGCTATGTCTAGTAAAAACTTTGAATTTGACCATTTAGTAGAAGAAGAGATTCAATTCTATAAAGAAAAGATTTTTAAGATTAAAAGAAAGTTGGTTAATTTACGATAACATTCTCTTTTTAAGAGAAAATAATTAGATTATTAAAAAAGTTTTAATATGATTTACAATAGAGTTACAATTTGGTTCAAAGACAACCCAAATGCAAAAGAATTTGATACTTCAGTAGTTTCTAGTGACTACAATAAAGTATCCCTAACCGTTTCAGGTGATTATTTAATACTCTCCATGCACGGAGACAGTAATGTTCAAACAGAGGTACACCATTTAAGTACAATAAAGAATTGGATAACATATATGGCGTAATGTTTGTTGAGAGAACGGAAAAAGACGGTGTGATTACTTGTCTATTTAAATCGTCTAACATTCTTTCTTCTGATTATAATCAAGAAAAGAAAGAATTAATCATCACATTCAATGCTGGTCGTCGTTACACATATTCTAATTTAGAGTACAAAGATTATCTAAGGTTTGAGATAGCCGAAAGTCAGGGTGAGGTGTTTAATAAACACATCAAAAAATACCCCACTAAGAGAAATGAGGATGTAGACCCAACAAATTTGTTAAACAGAGTTTCAGAAATAATAAATGAGCAAAATAGAAAAACAGTATCTTAATCTTTTAGAGGATATTCTAAAAAATGGAAGAAAAAAAACCGACAGAACAGGAACAGGAACTATTTCAGTATTTGGAAGACAACTCCGACATGATTTTCGGGACGGATTTCCTCTCCTTACCACCAAGCGAATGGCTTTTAAAGCGATTGTCACCGAGCTATTATGGTTTCTTAGAGGAGAAACAAACATCAAATATCTCTTAGACAATAATTGTCATATATGGGNNATATGGGATGGAGACTGCTACCAAGCCTATTTAAAGGAATGTGAGAAATTAAAAAAAGATGAAAATATTTTATAGTTTTTGTAATCATCACCATATTTCTAATAAAAGAAGATATGGAAACAAAATACTATTTGTACATTAAAACTAGTCCATTTGGGTTAAAATACTTAGGTAAAACTACTAAGAATCCATTTACATACTTAGGTAGTGGTAAGATTTGGAAACGTCACATCGCTAAGCATTCCCTAACGGTTGATGATATTGAGACTGAAGTTGTATTTGAGACTTATGATTTAGAACAATTAATTAAAAAAGGTATAGAACTTAGTAGTTTATTTAACATTGTTGAATCAAAAGAATGGGCTAACTTACGTGAAGAAAGAGGTGATGGTGGTGATACATCTAAGTTTATAGATTTTTCAAACCCAATATTTCATAATCCAGAACGTAGTAAGCATTTGAATAGTTTTATTGACGAGGAAGATAAAAAACAGAAACTAAAAGAAAGAGCATCTAGAATAGATTATAAAAACCCAGAACGTATTAAAAAAATAAAAGAAAATACAAACTGGGAAGAAAAAGAAAAAAAGAGATTAGAGAACACCGATTACTCAACTTTTTTATGGAAAACTCACGAAAAGAATAAAAAACCAGTATTACAATTTGATATGGACGGTAATTTTTTAAATGAGTTTGACTGTGCAGCAAATGCTGCAAGGTCATTAGGTTTTAGTAACGGTGGAAACATAACAAATTGTTGTAAAGGTAGATGTAAATCATCTATGGGTTACATATGGAAATATAAAGATAAAAATGAAAGCAACTAAAGAAGATTTACACGAAAGTGGTAGACCATTAACAAAAGAAGAATTCATCAACAAAATCAAAACAGATGATGAGTTTGCTAAGAAGTGGGGTGAACTCGGTAAGATTTATGGGTACGGTTGGCGTAATTGGAACGGTAAATCGGACGATGAACTTTATGAAGATTATTTGAAAAAAGTTAAATAGTGTTAGTATTTTTCCATTGTTTACCATATTTATATATGGTAAACAATGGAAACTATATGGACTATAAAAAAATACACGACAAAATAATTGAACGAGCAAAAACTAGAAAATTAGAAGGATATGTTGAAAAACACCACATTATACCAAAATGTATGAATGGCACTAATGAACTAAATAATTTAGTGGAATTAACTGCTAGAGAACATTTTTTAATACATTGGTTATTACATGAAATGTATCCCGATAATACTGATTTGAAATATGCTTTTTGGTCTATGTGCCGTAATTCAGATAACCAACAGAGATATAAACCATCATCAAGGGTGTATGAATATGCTAAACACAAAATGTTAGAAGTGTGGATAAAATTTAAACCATCTGATACTCAGATAAATTCCATTAAAGAAAGTTTAACAGGCACTAAATGGTATCATAAATCTGATGGAAGAAATTTAAGAGCCTTTCCTAATGACCCTAAAATAATTGAAGAAGGGTGGTTACAAGGTAGGTTTGGTGGTAAATCAATATCAAACAAAGCTAACAAAGATAAAGAAAAAAAGTATGAAGGAAAGAAATTACCATGCACATCAAACAAAAAATGTTCAATAGATGGTGTTGAATTTGAATCGGCAAAAGCGGCTGCCGATTTTCTTAATATGAATGAGTATTCAGTAAGATGGATATTGCAAGGTAGAGGAAGTTCAAAAAAACATAAAGAAAAATATAAAAATTGGTTTTACATAAATTAACAATATGAAAGGAACATTAACAAGAAATGAAAAAGGTATTTGGATGGTTAAATGGTCTGATTTACATTCATTTAGTCAAGGAACACATTGGATGTACACAGAGCTATCATCTGAAAGTAATTCAATTAAGTATATAAAAGACGGTGAAATAAGACAAACCGCTTGAAGAGGGTTTAGAAGTTGAATTTGAACATAATTTTAATTTTCTATACGTTATATTAAAATTTCCAGAGGTCGATGTTTTTGAGAAAGAAGGTTATATTAAAGAGTATGTTAAAGAAGGTGGGGTCTTATGGTCAATATACAATATATCAACTATTAGAGATGGTGGAACGATTATGCTAATAAGACCACCACAAAGTAAATTAAACCCAATTTACATACATAAAGATTATTGGACACTACATAGTGGATACCCAACTACTGATGAAAATATGATAACCAGTACAAATGAACAATATTACATAATAGATAGGTTACAAAAATATAAAAGAGACTGTGAATTTGATTTACAACAAGTAAAAAATATAATTGAAAAAGTAAAGTTATGAAATATACACACGAAGACGGGACTCCATTCTCAAAAGAAGAGTTCTTACAAAAATTAAAAACAGATAAAGAGTTTAATGATGAGTTTGGTAATAAAGGGATAGACCAAATCAAACAAGTTGTTAATGAATTAAGACAAAATCCTGATAGTAGGAGATTGATGGTTAATGCTTGGAATGTTGGTGAATTACATCATATGGTATTACCACCTTGTCATTACGGTTTCCAATTGTATACTGAAGAAATATCAATTGAGGAGAAAAGATATTTAGTCACAAATTATATATTAGAACAAAAACCTGAGGATAAACCAAATTCGGATAAATTTTGGGGTAATAGTGATGAGGAGGTGGATTTATATCTTACAAAATACGGATTACCAAATAGAAGAATTTCTTTAATGTGGAATCAGCGTTCAGTTGACACGTTTCTAGGTCTCCCATTTAATATATCCTCATACGGTTTATTATTAATGATACTAGCTAAGGAAGTTAATATGATTCCTGGTGAGTTAATAGGTAATCTAGGTGATTGTCACTTATATTCTAATCACCTTGAACAGGCTAAAGAACAATTAAGTCGTAACGTTAGACAATTACCAACTATTAAAATGGCTTACGAGTTTTTAGATTCATCTAATTTTTCTTTTATAGAAAAAATACCTAGATTACATTGGGATATGTTTATTCTAAATGATTATAACCCACACTCAACAATTAAAGCGCCTTTAAGTAATTAAAATATGGAAAATAAAATAGAAGTAGGTTCAATTAACGTACCTAAAATCAACGAATCAATTAAGTCTATCGAGTATTTAACATCTCGATATAAAAGAAAGAGAATTACAACTGAACAGTACATAAAAAGTGTTCATGAAAGTTTGTCTAACCTAACAACACAAAGAAATTATTCTGAATATCTAAAACATATAGGTCAAATATAGTCATGAAAGTTAAAATAGGTGATAAAATTTACGACTCAGAACAGGAACCAATAATGGTTATTCTTAATGATGCGGACAAAAATAACATAAAAAATATGTTACCAACTGCTACAAAATATTGTAGTTTTCCTGATACAATTCCTTTAGATAAAATTAAGGATTTTATGAAAATAGATTAAATCTGTTGAAAAACTTTTACGTCGTAAATTGTAAGACAAGGTCTATCTTCGGGTGATACTTCAGATTTAGTTTTGTAAACAAATATAGGACCTTCGGTATAAGCAATATATTGGAGGTCTTTTGTTTGCTCATCATGTCCTAAGAAAAGAACTTTAACATCTTCGTAACCATATTGTTTAAGAATATTATTAACCAAATACTTTAAATCTTCCCCCGAACAGTCTATAGCTTCTAACTTTGAAGCAATATCTTCTATATTGAAGTCATTAATACGTGACTCAATTAGTTTTTTGATTTGATGTTCTTTTAATATGATTTTTCTCTTCATTTTATTACAATAACTTATTTCTTTTAATATTACGATTAACCTTACTACAAAGTGGTTGTAAATTTGTGTGATGAAATAATTGTAATAACTCATCTTTAGTCTTTACCGAAGATAAGGGTACAATATGATCTATATCCCAACCGTAATTTAATTCACCATTATATAAACCATAATTATCCCAAGACATCCAATCTTCAAATTTAGATTCTAAATGCCTTTTAAAATCTTCAAATGAACAACCTAATATTTGATTTACTTTTACTTGTGAAGTGTATTTTTTTCTTTTAAGACTTTGTTTAACCTGATTTTTTATTTTAATGGATAATTTATACAATGGATTATTTTTTCTTTTTAGTTTTTGATACTCTACACTATTTTTTACTATTTTTTCTTTATTGTCTGAATAATATTTTTCCCAGTAATTTGAATTGTTATCTTTCCATAACTTATTATATTCCGTCAACTTATCTTTATTTAATTTTTTATAAGTTTTTTGGTAATTTTTTCTTTTTTCTTTATATTCAGGGTCATTTTTTTTACTAAGATAATGTTGTTTTCTTTTTTCTAAAATATCTTTTTTATTTCTCTCATAGTAAGTCATAAAATAATCTTCTTTTTCATTCTTTTTAATAAATATCTCGAATATTTATAATGTAGATGAAAAAGGCTACACAAATAAAGGAAGTGAAGAAAGTCGCTAAAAGTAATAGGTCAATTGATTTGACTGGATTTAAAATGCAGGATGAACTTAACCCTAGAATATGGGATGAGAATCAAAAACTACAACCAGAAATTAGAAAAACATTACTTAAAATAGCTGATGACTATTTTGAGGGTTTAGAATTACCTGGTGTTGATATTGAAGATGTAACTTTTACTGGTAGTTTAGCAAACTACAATTGGTCTCAATATTCCGATGTTGATTTACATATCCTTATTGATTATAAAGACGTTCCTGTTGACGAATCTTTAGTACAAGACTTTTTAAAGACTAAAAGTACTGCATGGAACGATAGTCATGATATAAAAATTTATGGTTTTGATGTTGAACTTTACGTTCAAGATATAGCTGAAGAACATGTTTCCTCAGGTGTGTATTCCATATTAAGAAATGAGTGGATTATCCACCCAGAAAAGAAACCTATTAAAGTTGATGATGTTAATGTTAGATTAAAGGCAGAACGTATTATGGATTCAATCGATTCTCTATATGATGAGATGAAAGATGAGAAGAAATACGATGAGGTTGTAGAAAAATCTGACAAAATAAAAGACAAAATCAAGAAAATGCGTCAAGCGGGATTAGATGAAGTTGGTGAGTTTTCTGTTGAGAATATGGTATTTAAGGTTTTAAGACGTAACGGTATGTTGGAGAGACTTTCCGACATCAAAACCGTTGCCTACGATAAATCTGTAACTCTTGAGAGTAGGAGATATTTATATAAAAACATTTAAAAATGACAGGAACAACTGAAGAATTATTATCCGCGTTATTACAATCACAGACACCTTGTCCTGATATCTGTAATAATGAATCACCTTACAATACTGGTGTTAATAGTATACAAAGTGGTTTACTTATTTCTGGGTACGAAAATATACAAGGATATTTATACACAGTATCAGGTACGTCAGCTTGTGTTGTACAATACATTGACAAATACGGATATACAACAACATTAAACCAAGTAACAGGTTCAACAACCGAAATTTGTGTTAAAAAAGTAATAAGCAATACTTGTTCAACCTTTGTTAAAGGTAGTGCTTGTTTCTAAGAAGATTAATCTAAACAAAAAAGAAAAATATGGGTAATTTAACTAATAAAGACTTACAAAGAATGAGAGAATTAATGGGTAATAGAAAACCTATTAATGAATCTAAATTAGTCTCAGCTGTAGAATTAATTAAAAAGTCACCAGACGGTAAATTTTACGGTGTTGTAAGAGAAAATAAAAAATATTTCATTAAAGAATCTACTGACGGTTCTAATTTCGATTTTATTGGTGGTGTTGCTAACAAAAACAAACACCAATTCGAGTCCTACGAACATGCAGTTAGAATTCTTAACTTAATGTTAGAAGATACTGATGTATTAACTCCTGACCTTATCGAAGAAAAGAAATTTGTTATAAAAACAAAAAAGAAATCTGAACCAGCAACCGATTTTGATTTCGGCGGTGGAGAAGGTGGTGGAAATGAAACCCCTGATTTTAACTTTGGTGGGGATGAGGGTGGAGATACACCTGATTTTAACTTTGGTGGTGGAGAAGAAGGTGGTGATACTGAAGAAGTTGATTTCGGAGGTGGAGATGACTTAGATTTAGAAGGTGGAGATGATGAATTATCCGATGAAGATGATCCAATCAAGAGTATCCAAAAAATGACTGGTAAATTAGGTCAAAAAATTAGAGATACTGAAGATATATCTTCAGATATGAGTAAATGGGTTGCCAAAAGTGTTCTTTCAGCTTTAGATTTAGACGGAATGGATAATGAAGATAAGAAAGACCTTATCCGCACCATTAAAAATGATGAAGCCGAAGGTTCTGATGAAGAAATTGACTTCATGGATGATGACGATTGTGTAAATTGTGATGGTTCTGGATATGATGAAAATTATGAAGAATGTGTTAACTGTGGTGGTACTGGTGAAGTAGAATCAGATGACATGGTTGATTGGAATTCAATGAGTCCTGAAGAAAAATCTGAATTTGTTCAAGCTTCTTTCCCTGGTGATAGTGAAAAACCTATGATGGATTGGGATGAAGATGCTCAAATAGGTAAATACGATGATTTAGTTTCACAAGATGAACCATATAGAAGAACTGGTGAATCACAATATATGTTATTCGACCCAGAAGGGGTTGATGTTGATTATATGGATGAAGAAGAACTTTATGGTCCTGGTGATGAGACAATTGAACAAGGTGAAGAACTTTTGAATGATGAGTTACCATATTATGAAGATGAAAATCGACAAGAATATTTTGGTGACGAGGATTGGATGTCTGATGAAGATGAGACTTATCCATACTATGAAAAAAATACTGATTATATGTCTAAATTTGCTGGAGATGTTAAACGTGGTTTAAGTTCTGGCGGTAGAAATTTAGAAATGCATGAGTTAGATACACATTTAAGAAAAATTAAAGCCAAATTAGGTGGTAGAACTACATATATTGATAACAATATGGTTGTGGGTTCTTTCGGATTTGTTAAAGTAACTAATAACGGATATGAATTACACAGAGAGGGTGAAAGATTCCCTAGAACATTCAGATTTGATGAATTAGGTAAACTTAAAAACGCTTTAAGTGGTGTTGACTATATGGACTACATGGAAGATGATGTTCGTAACCCAGCTCCAGCACCAACTAAACCAACAACAAAACCTGATGTAAAACCAGGTAAACCTGGCACGGACAAACCAAGTCCAAGTAAACGTCCATTTACTCCTCCACCTCATATTACACCGGGTGAGGAACCAGCTCCAAAGGCTAAAGATAAATGGTCAAGAACAAAACCTTATGATGAGAAATATGTAGACTATAATTATGAATACCCTGAGGGTGAATATGATTATATGAATGATGATGATTGTCCTACATGTCAAGGTAGAGGTCATATGAGACAACCAATTGGTTTCAACAGAGGTAGCGTTCCACAATGTACTGAATGTGGTGGTTCTGGCAAAAGATTTGTAGGTGATCAACCTAACATTAGTAGTGAAGATGAGATAACTGAACCTTATGTAAATAACCCTTTTGGTTATGAATCAAATAGTACATTACCTAATGGTTTAGATTATACGATAGATTATAAAGAGAAATTCAGTTTCCCTTTCCCTGTTGGAAATATTGATTATATGGATGATTTTGAGGATATTTTACCAAGTAACAAAAAAAGATTTAGACCAATGAATCCAGCTCCAGCACCAACTAAACCTAGTACTAAACCTGATGTAAAACCAGGAAAACCAGGTACTGATAAGCCAAGTCCTTCTAAGAGACCGTTTACTCCTCCACCTCATATTACACCGGGTGAGGAACCAGCTCCAAAGGCAAGAAATCGTAGATTCTAATGGGTAAAGAATTATACTTAATATACATAAATAAAATTGGAACTAACTTTAAAGGGGAACACATGTTTGAGTTCCTCTTTTCTGATAAAACCAATTTAGATTGGGATGAAAGTTGGTACGAATCTTCTGTTATTTCTGATAAGAATGATTTGACACCTGACCCAAGTTTTATTAAATTTGTAGGGAACTTAAGAACTGATGAATTAGATTTAGAATTAGTTCAAAATTCTGGAGTTTTCCAAGTTTACAACGCTGTTGAGGGTATAATTGCATTAGGTTGGGAAAAATTAGAAGACAGTGATGAAGACTACCCTGAAGAAAGATTAGTCTTTAGGTTTGGTGAAACACGAGAATCTGTTGAAGAGAAATTGTATTCTATAGATTTGGTGTTTAATAATACTGAAAGTAAAGTATCAAAATAATGGGTAGAAGATTAAGAGAGGTTGAAGAAACTTATGATGATAAGTTAAGGTTTATAGATGATAAATTAAATTCCTTAAATTTAAAATCTAAAGAACTAGAAGACCAAGTACAAAATAGTAAAGTTCAAGCTTCTGCAGCTCAATCCCAAGCGAGTAGAGCAGTAGGTGTTAATCCTGAATCAGAGGCACAAGATAAAAAAATGAAACAGGCTTTAGCGGCCAAATCAAGATCTGATATGAAATATTATCAGGACGAACTTCAAAAGCTTAAATCTGAAATTGATTTAGCTAACCAAGAAAAAGTTAACTTGCTGAACCAAAAAAAAATGCAAGGGGTTCAAAAAGAACAAAAGATGGCAAAAGTGAGTAAAGAACAAATTCTTAGAATGGTTGAATCGAATGAACCAGCTAGGATGAAAAAAAGAGAATTGATAGAAAGTATTTCTAACCTTATATTAAAAGAAGACATGAATGACGATATTAGACGTAAAATAGAGAGTGGTGAGAATGACTACTCCGAACATTTAGATGCTGACACTGTTAAAAGAATGGCTGACAGTATCATGAATGATGTAAGAGCCAACCTACAAGCTAGAATGGGTCGTGGTAATGCAAATATGGACCAAGCTAGTAGAGTATTAGCTCAAGGTTTGATGGGGGCTTTACCTAAAGAAATGCGTCACAAAAGAGAATTAGAACAATTAGCCGTACAATTAGTACGTCAAGAATATGATGTTCCTGAAGATGCTGTAGATTTTGAAGCACATATTACAGGACATCCTGAAATGGGTGGTGAACCTATCCGTAAGGAGAATCTAAAATTGAGAAGAGGTAATAAGAGACCCCCTCAAGGTAAATCAGAACAAGAATTAAAACCGAATGTTACAAAACGTAGGTTGATGAACGCAATGATGCATGGTGCAGCACGTAAAGGTCAAAACTTGTTCCATATGGCACAAGACCAATTAAACCGTATCGACCCAAGTTTAGTACAAGATTATAGTAAATTAATGGCAGGTAACGACTTCATGTATTGGGGTCTTGATGATGAAACAATTTCTCGTGAAAGTGAGGGTGGTACACACGCAGGACAAGTTAGAGTAGATTTATCTGGTCCAAGACCAAAAGTAATTGCTCATGGTATGACTTTCCCTTTCTTATTACACGAATTAACTAAAGGTGTGTTAGAATTAATGTCTTTACACGGGTTAGATGCTGATAAAGAAACAAGAGATTACGTATTAGATAAAACTGATAATTTAGAATCCGAACCTTGGGATATCCGTCTAGGACCAAAAATTTGGGAGAAATTCTTAGAAGCTCTTGACGTTGACGATTTACCTATGAAGAGTCATATCTTCAATAGATTAGCAACACTTCCACCAGCTGAATTCAATTCAATTATACATGGATTATTAAATGACCAAGAACAAGCTAAAAATGCTGTTAGAGAATTAGCTGAAGAAGTTCGTAGAGAACTTAATCAAGAAGAAGTTGATTCAGCTTTAGGTCAATTTAGTGATGAAGGTGGTGCGGAAGAACATCCTGATGGTCCTCAAGAGGATGATGATGAAGATCCAGTATTAAAAGGTCTTTTAGGTAATAAAGGAGAAGAACCACAAGGTGAGGAAGAATATGACGACCCTGAAAATTGGTCTAAGAGAGAATTGGAACAAGAAATTGATGCCGCTCTTGATGATGGTGACTATGATACTGTTAGAAGATTATCTGACATCCTTAATAGAAAATACTAAAAATATATCACGTTTAGGACCGTGATTGTTACGAGGTGAAAACCCTCACTAACCCGTCTGTTCGCTCCAGACGGGTTTTTTATTATGTTTTGATGACGTTCTGATATTTATATAATAAAAGAACGTCATTTTTATGCCTAATATACCACAAAATAAAGGACAAAAATTATTAGAGATAGCCAAGTGTATCAAAGACCCTATCTATGCGATAGAAAGTTATCTCGAGACTTTCGACCAAACACAAAAAGGTTTTGTTAATTTTAAATTGTTCCCTAAACAGAAAGAATTAGTTGATTCTTATAGACGAGAAAGATTTAATATAGTGATGAAACCCCGTCAGGCGGGAGTATCAACTACAACAGCAGCTTATATAGCTGTTATGACGGCATTAGCCGACCCAAACAGTCCACAAAGGGTTCTTATTCTTGCTAATAAACAAGAAACAGCAATTGAATTCCTTAAAAAAGTTAAAGATTTTACATCACAACTACCCGCATGGATGAATGTGTGGGCAGGACCTGGTAGTGATTCTTGGTTCGACCCTGAAAAAAATTCAGCTAAACATTATCGTCTAAGAAACGGTTCTGAGGTTAAAGCGGTAGCAACTTCAATGGATGCTTTACGTGGTTATACCCCTACACTCCTTGTCATGGATGAGGCGGCATATATTGAGGGTGGTGAAGAAGTTTATTCAGCAGCTCAACCAGCACTTTCTACAGGTGGTAGGGCAATTCTTATTAGTACACCTAATGGTATGGACCCATTGTACTATAAAACCTACATGTCAGCTAAAACTAAAGAAAAAACAAACAATCCATTTAACATTGTTGAGATGAGATGGTTCCAAGACCCTCGTTACAACAAAGATATGAAATGGCAGAAGAAAAATGAGGCAGGTGAGGTTATAGAAGAGAAAATCGATATGGATTACTCTCATTTCGCACAATTAGAAGAAGAGGGATGGGAACCAACAGCACCTTGGTTTGAAATGATGTGTGGTCAGTTAAATAACAACGCTAGGATGATTGCACAAGAGTTATTATGTGCCTTCAACGGTTCTGGTGATAACGTTATTAACTCAAAATATATTGAATATCATAGAAAACATAATGTTCAAGACCCTATTAGAACTGAATGGTTAGATGGTGGTATGTGGATATGGGAAGACCCAATCCTAGGACATGAATATATAATGTCTGTCGACGCCGCGTCTGGTTCAGCCGACGACTTTGCATCTATTTGTATTACCGATTTCACAACAGGTAATCAAGTAGCTGAATACCACGGTAAAATAGCCCCTGATGTTTTGGGTGAGATAGCAACTGAATATGGTAATCGTTATGAGGCTTATGCTGTTGTTGATATTACAGGTGGTTATGGCGTTTCTTCTGTATTAAAAATGATTGAGTTGGGTTATCCAGCAAAAAGAATGTATTATGACCAAGTAATTGGTATTGATTCTGTTAATAATAATAAGAATCTAGAAAAACATATGAGAGATGGTAAATTACCAGGTCTCAACTTCCAAAAGAATAGAAATACGATTGTCACTAAGTTAGAAGAGTCAATACGTTTAAATTCATTTAAAGTAAGGTCTGTTAGGGCTTTAGCTGAGATGGATACATTCGTATTTAAAAATGGTAGACCTGACCATATGAAAGGTTATCATGATGATTTATTAATGGCAATAGCTATGTGTTGTTTCGTTTCCCAAACATCGTTTAAGGATTTTGAGAAGAGTAAGGGTGTAGCTAAAGCGATGTTAGATTCTTGGGTTGTTTCTACTACAACAAATGAAACAATAACTGAATTAAATACAACTGAAAATAATTTCATGTCGATGAGAGGTGATTTAACAAATCACGTACAAACGGCAGACTCACCACATAATTGGGTATTTCTTGGTTTAACAGGTTTCAAGGATAAAGATAAAAATAGAAAAATTATAAAATAAAATGGCAAACAGAAACATTTCACAAAACAACCCATTTCAAGGTCAACCAAACGTAAGACGTGGAGCTGGACCCCAAAATTATAAATGGAAACCATTACCTTTTGAAAAAACTAGTAAGTTCATACCTAAAAGACAAGGTACGGTTACTTGTGATAATGTAATAGATAATGTAACTACATATGTGTATGACGTAATGCCAGACGGTAATCATTTGGCATACGTATATTGTGATTACGTTGTTTAACATTCACATTTATATTCATTGGTTTACCTTTAGAATGAATATTTATGTTTAATAACAAGTTTCGAAACTTAACAATTAATGGCAGATAATAAAGAATTAACAGTATATCAAAAGTTGTTCTACCTTTTTGGGCAGAATAAACCTACTCAAAGAGCAACTCCTAAATATAGTTTTAGTGATGGTGATTTAATGAGATCACAAGAGGAGTATAATAAACAAAAACTAGAACTACAACAACAAAACTACCTTGAGGCTCAATGGCAAAGAGTGGATAGTGAATTGTATCAAAAAGCGGTTTACTACGAAACATCAAGGATTGCATCCTATATGGATTATGAGGCTATGGAGTTTACTCCAGAAATTTCAGCTGCTTTAGATATTATGGCAGAAGAATCTTGTACACCTAGTGAACAAGGTAAAATTCTTACAATTCAATCAAATTCAAAAAGGGTAAAAAATGTATTAGAAGATTTATTCTATAATATTTTAGATATCCAAACAACATTACCAATGTGGACTCGTAACACTTGTAAGTACGGGGATAATTTTGTTTTCTTAAAAATTGACCACAAAAAGGGTATTATTTCTTCTGCTCAGCTTACAAACATTGAGGTTGAACGTAAAGAAGAAGGTATGTTCACTCAAATACAAAAAGAGGGTGACCAAACACCAAAGAAAAGACAAGTTACTTTCCAATGGAGAGATAAAAATATGACTTTTAACCCATGGGAGATTGCACATTTCCGTTTATTGGGTGATGATAGAAGATTACCTTATGGTACTTCTATGTTAGAAAAAGCTAGAAGGATTTGGAAACAGTTATTACTTTCAGAAGATGCGATGTTGGTTTACCGTGTTGTTAGAGCACCTGAAAGACGTGTATTTAAAGTTTATGTTGGTAATATTGATGATAAAGACGTTGATGCTTACGTAAATAAAGTTGCTAATAAGTTTAAACGTCAACAAGTTACTGACCAAAAAACAGGTCAAGTTGATTTACGTTATAACACATTAGCTGTAGACCAAGATTATTTCGTCCCTGTTCGTGATCCTAACGCTCCGAACCCAATTGATACTTTACCTGGTGCATCTAACTTGGACCAAATCGCTGATATTGAATACATTCAAAGAAAATTATTAACAGCATTACGTGTTCCTAAACCTTTCTTAGGGTTTGATGAACCAACTGGTGATGGTAAAAACCTTTCTTTATTAGATATTCGTTTTGCACGTACAATTAACCGTATTCAACAATCTATGATTCAGGAGTTGAATAAATTGGCGATTATACATCTATATATTTTAGGTTTTACAGACGATTTAAATAATTTCACATTAAATCTTACTAACCCATCTACACAAGGTGAGATGTTGAAGATTGAACAATGGAAAGAGAAAGTTCTTCTTTACAAAGATTTAGTATCTCAAGTAGATGGTGGTATCGCACCTGCATCTCATACTTGGGCTAAGAAAAACATCTTTAATTGGACTGACGATGAAATTAAAACAGACCTTGAACAACAACGTATGGAACGTGCAGCCTCTAAAGAATTGGAAAATACTCCTACAGTTATTAAGAAAACTGGATTCTTCGAAAGAGTTGATAAGTTATACGGTGATGTAGGTGGACCACAACAACCTACTGAAGAAGGTGCTGGTGGTGGTGAAGACCTTGGTGGAGGTGGAGGCTTCGGCGGAGGTGGAGGAAGCTTCGGTGGAGGTGGTGACTTTGATTTAGGCGGAGGTGAAGACCTTGGTTTAGGTGGTGAAGAAGGTGGTGGTGAATTTGGTGCTGAAGGTGGGCCTGAAATGGGTGGACCTGAAACTGCTGGAGGACCTGAGGCAGGTGCTGAAACTGAATTTGGTGAAGGTTTCCGTAGTCAAAACAAAACTATCATTGATAAATTATTAATGGAAGGTAGACGTAAAAATGAAGACATCATTATGATGACAGAAGGTATTAAAAATCTAATCGGTGATGATGATTCAGAAGATGAAGAAGAAGATGAAGATGATCTTAATTTATTAGAGAATTAATAATATTTATATCTAAAAGAGAAGTCATGAATTTTGGAAACATAAAAGACATATACGCTAAATTTTTAGTTGATTCATATTTGAGTGAATCAAAACAAAGTAAACATAAGAAACATTATAAGAATTTCATTAAAATGATTTCTGAGAACCAAATTCTTAGAACACAATTCATTGTATATAAGAATATTGAGAATGGTTATTTAACATCTGAAGTTAGTGCATCTGACTACTTAAAAGAAAATATTTCACTTTTTGATAAATTCCCTAAAAGAGATATTATCAAAGAAAATGAAAGGTTGTTATCTAAAACACCTTCTGATTATTTATTCGAACAAAATTATATAGGTTACGATGAGAAAAAAGAATTATATGAGTCTATTCATAATCTAATCACGTTAGAAAAAAAGGTTGAAACTATTAATACTCTTCACGAATCTTTTGAATATGTTAAAAATTGGTTAACAACACCTAAAGAAATTGTTGAAACTAAGAAACCTAAAGTTAATGCCAACAAATTTTTAAATGTTGCTGTAGAGAAGTATAACGAAAAATACTCAACATTAAGTGAGGAAGATAAAAAAGTACTTAAAACTATCATGTCCTCAAATAATGAGGAAAAAGAAACACTTTTAAAAGATATGGTTAAAGAATCCATAACTTTAATTAATAGTGCTCTTAAAGAATATGGTAGTAACTTAGAAGTTAAATCCAAATTATTAGAGGCTAAAGATGTAGTTTATAATATTGAATTTAATGAGAATACCTATAAAGAAGACATCTCTAAGATTTACGACTTAAAGAAAAGTTTAAGTTAATAACAATAAAGTTTAATCGGTTTCCAATGGCTAAATCAGATAATTTAAAAAAACTATACGAAATTGTTGAGTCTTTCGAATCACAAAAAAACCAAAATACAGGTGATGTGACACAATATAAAGAATTAAACGATAGGATAGACATTTTAATACATTCTGAATTAGAAAAAATTGAAAAAGAAAAAGATAATAAAAGTAAACTTAAAAGTTGTGAGGCTTTATTCACAGCGATTATAGGTATACTTGAAGCTACTAAACAAATTGTGTGATGTCAGAAGATTTTAAATCATTGTGGGCTGAATATTCGAAACTTGTACTAAAGGAATTGGACAGGATAAACTCTAATGTCGAAAACCTTAGAAGTGATTTTGATGAAAAGTTCAATCAAATAAATGAAAAACTTAGTGATGTTAAAAACACTGAGAAGGCTGTTACCGATTTAAAAATTTGGCAAGAAAAAGTAAATGAGGTATGGTCTCCTTCACAAATGAAAGAGGCTAAAGATGAAATTTATAAACAAAAAAATAAATGGATAGCTACAATAGCTATTTTAGCTTTCATTCAAATAATAATAGGAATAATCGTATCAATAAAAGGTGTATTATGACAACAGAAAAGAAAAAATGGTATCAATATATTAGAATACAGTTATTAGCTGACATTCTAAAAGAAAAAGGAAAATATTCTCAAGGTAGAGTTTATTTGTTAATATCAATATTAGCTTATTACCTTACTTTAGGTATTTTAACACATAGTGGAATTAAAAAAGGTTCTGAAATTGATTTAGCAACATTTAATAACATCATAGATGCACTACAATGGTCGATGGGTCTCTTCGCTGGATATGTTTTCGGTGGTAAGGGTATCGAAGCTTTAAAAACAATAATGGGTAAATCTGACACCCCAAAGACAGAAGGAACTAATGTATAAAGAAAACCCCAAATGGGGTTTTTCTTTTTTATAGCGGTTTTCTAATTGAAGAAAAATCATTATAATTGATTATATAATAAATTTAAGCAAAATGGCAAAATTATGAGTAAAGTATTTTTAGAGTACATTTGGCTTGATGGTAATAAACCTCAAAAACTTCGAAGTAAAACTAAAGTGGTGAATGAGACTGATATCATTAATGCTGAAATTAAAGATTACCCACTATGGAGTTTTGACGGTAGTTCTACTAAACAAGCCGGTGATGAAGAATATGGTTTTAAAGGTACCGATTGTGTATTAAAACCTGTCTACATCGTTCCTGATCCCTTTAGAGAAAAAGGTCAACACAAATTAGTTTTATGTGAGGTTTACAACCCAGATGGTAAAACACCTCACAAAACAAACACAAGAAGTAAGTTAACAGAACTACTTAAAGAACTTAAGTTCAAAGAATATGATGCTAATTTAAAAGAAGTTCCTTGGTTTGGGTGGGAACAAGAATATATCATTACACACCCAGCAAATCAATCATCCCCATTTCAATTCGACGGGGGAATCCCATTAGGTTTTAATGCAAATCAAGAACATCCTAGACCACAAGGTGACTATTACTGTGGTGTTGGCGGGTTAAACGTTATTGGTCGTGAAATAGTTGAAGAACATTTAAAGAAATGTGCTCAAATTGGGTTGAATATTGGTGGTATTAATGCGGAAGTTTTAATCGGTCAGTGGGAATATCAAATTGGCCCTGTTACCGCTATTAATGGTTCCGACCAATTATGGATTTCACGTTATATTCTACAAAGAGTTGCTGAAAGTTATGGTTTTGACATATCTTATCACCCAAAACCTGTCAAAGGTGATTGGAACGGTAGTGGATGTCATGTTAATTTCTCAACAAAAGAGATGAGAGAAAAAGGTGGACTTAAAAAAATCTTAGAAGCGTGTGAAAAACTAGCAGAAAGACATAAAGAACATATTGATGTCTATGGTGAAGAAAATCATTTACGATTAACTGGTAAACATGAGACTTCTAGTATGGAAAAGTTCAGTTTTGGTAATTCTGATAGGGGTTCTAGTGTAAGAATTCCTGTACATACTTACACAAATGAAAGGGGTTATTTTGAAGATAGAAGGCCGGCAGCTAACTGTGACCCATATAAAGTTTCATTGGTGATGATTGAAACCGTATTCGATAAAGCCGGTATAACAGTACAATAATTTATGGTTTCATGAAAAGAGGGAAAGAAATCAAACTCAACCTACCTTACGAATATAATGTTATTTCAGGAGCAGTTGACAACAAAAACCCAGAGTCTATTTACATACAGATATCGGCTTGGGGAAAACCAAAAAACAAAGAAGAAGATAATTTTGATTCAATAATTAAAAACAAATCTAAAGTAGTAAAAAGAAAATTATATGAAGTTTTAGACTACAATCAATTTTTACCTAACGCAATAGTGGATTTTAATATGGCATCATCTGGTGTGTCCTACGATAAACGTAGTTTCATGTCGGTAGAACTGACCTTATTTCAAAAAACACCCACTCCCGTTAATTCTGAAAAATTACTACCAACTCTTAACAAAATATCTGAAAAAATAATAACAGATGTTTTTGAGAAGGATGAAGATTTTAAATTTTATAGAAGAAAAGTTTAGAAACAAAAAACCCCGAGTAATCGGGGTTTTTTATTATGCCTTAGGGGACTTTAATTGAAGTTGTGGTTCAACTTCGGCTAAGATAGTGGCCACACCCACTTTTTTATCCTTTGAGAATTTGTAGATAGTATCAATGAAACCTTTTTTCACTGAGTACTTAGTTTCACCTACGATAAGGTTTTCCTTATCTTCCTTTGAGATTTTATCACATCTCTCAATTAATTCAGAGATAACCTCTTGGTTACGTTCAAGAACCTCGTTATTAAATTTGTAGGTTGTTTGTTCGTCAACAACATCACGGACGCACCCTGTTCTGATGCTAAAATGAATGAGGATTCACGTTTACCTGTACGTTCAATAAGGTTACTAAATTCTGACATCCCCAAGTCACGAACATAACCATCAGCGTCTTTAATTTCGGCCTCTAATTTGTCAATCTGTTCTTTTAATGTAGCTAACTTTACAAGTTTAGCGTGGAATTCAGCCATCTCCACGGGAGATTCAAATTTTGGAATGACGTGAGATTTGTCATTAGATTTTGTTTTCTTCTCGGTTGATTTCGATTTCGCTTTATTAAACAGATTTGCCATATTGAGTTATAAATTTTAAGTGGTTAACAGTACAAAGATATAAACTTATTTCATTTAGGCAAAAAAAAATCTCGTTTAAAACGAGATTTCTTCTAACTTACCTTCCACTTCAAAAGGGAATATAGGAATCCATTCCGTTATCTCATTAGCCATGGCCGGTTTACCACCTTCTTTTCTGTTTATAGCAATAGTGATATGTGGGTCTCTATTTTTAGTTACAAATTGAGTTTCAACTTTAACAGCAACCACCTTATCCGTATAACCAATATGTGTAACCAACAAATCAAATGACTGCCCTAATAATGGTCTATATTCTTCCTTAAGAGGTCCCATATTGATTGTCATATGATGAGCTAACAACTCCCATTCACCATTTCTTAAGGCCTTTTTTAGGTCTTTATCTGTAATTGCGTTATCAAAAATATAATTCATCATTTCAGTTTTAGTTTTATCTGTTAAAACAATACCTGAATAAGCAATTTTTCTTTTTGATTCACTCATTATCTTTTGGAATTTTTCTTTCTCTAGTCTATCTTTTTCGATACCAATTTCTTTACCCTTAAATCCTAACTTCATTAATTCATCACCAGAAGTGGTAATACGATATCTTAAAAATGAATCAATTAACTTATTTGACAACCCCATGAACCGACCAAATGTTTTCAATGTTTCATCTTTCATTCTAATAGTATCAAACCTTTCACGTAATTTATAATGTGAACCACTTATTGTTTGATAGAATTTTATTAAGAAAGCAATCTCTCTTGCTTCTTCAGAAGTGTACTTAAGATTGTTAACTAATGTTCTTTCAACCAATGTAGGGTCGTTACTTCTCAATAAAGAAGCTATAAGTACGATTGGATCCTTCGTCTCAATTAAAGGTTCTGTTGATACAACCAATCTACCAAATATCCAATCCCAAAGATTGTATTTAGTAATTAATTGAATGAAATAACCTACAGATTGTGATTGTTTAATACCTTTAATAAATTCATCCCTAATTCTTTCTTGGGATAATGAAAGACCGTTACCACTTACTGGTGTTTTATCTTTCTTTATCGCATTTTGTATATCTTCATCTAATTCGGAACCTACACGGGCAGCAAATCTAAACGCTCTAAGTATACGTAATTTATCTTCATCGAATCTCTCAGATGCTGAACCAACAGTACGAACTACGTTTCTTTCAAGGTCACCAATACCACCAACTAAGTCAACTACTTCACCTTTATCAATATCATAGAAAAGAGCATTGATGGTTAAATCTCTACGTAAAACGTCTTGGTCTATTGAAGTAAATTCAACAGAATCAGGTCTTCTACCAGAACCAGTGAATTTTATAAAATCATCATATTCTTTAGGTAGTAATTCTTTTGCCAACTCTTCCCATTTTTCCATAATCTATTTTTTTATTTCCCATTTAAAACCACCACAAGTATTTCTATCACCATTAATGACTGACCAAATATTACCTTGATTCAAACCAAGTTTTTTAGCAGCGTATGTAGCACTTCTCCACTCGTTTATTATATTACCTTCCCTATCTAATTGTAAGATTGGTTGTGCATTCCAACTTAATGTATCTTTTTTACTTTCAGATATTTGTCTTTTTGTCTTTTCACTATGTTTGTTACCAGTATTTCTACCTTTTTTACCCCTTAATGAATCACTAATTTTTTTTCTTGTTTCGTCACTTCTTTTAATACCTTTAAGTCTTTTACCGGCTTCTGATATCTTCCTCTTAGCCTCATCTGTGTGTTTACAACCTAATGAACCGACATCACCACCTATAGTCATATTAGTTAACCTACACCCTTTAGTTTTGAACTCATTAATCCAAAACACCTCACGTTCTTTTAAAACCGAATAATCACATTCTTCAATTATTTCAATTCTAACTTTATCTAATAATCCCTTATTTTTCAATCCTAATAACCAACTATTTTTATGATTTTTATATCTTAAAACATCACGTAGATGTCGATACAATCTCACACTAATCTTTTGTGTGGTAATACCGACATATCTACATTCATTAGTTATTGGATCCATTAATTTATAAACATAACCTATTTTCATGATATTTTTATAAATAAATATCACTAAATTCTAAATGTCGTTATTTCATTTTTATTTTTTCCACAAAAAACTCATAACTACCATTATTTAATGTTTTTAAATATTTTAAAAAAGATGTTAAATCTTTATTTTTAAAAGATAAATCCCTCCGAAAAGTGGCAATTTCATACTGACCATCTTCGGTAACCACGTTAACAATAGCAAACTGTTCACCCATATCAATGGTACGATACATACGTAACATAGATTTAACTTTATCTGGTGTTGCATCTGTAGCTAGGTCAAAATCTTTAGGTTGATTACCCATTAATAAATCTCTAACAGCCCCACCAACAACGTATAATTCATGACCGTTTTCTTTAAAAATACGATTCATCCTTAATACGGATTCGGGTAAATCCATACCTATCTTCTTTCTTACAATTTCCTCTTTCAATAAATTTCTAACCGTGTTCCTCATATATTGTAAATATCAATATTTATGGCATATTTATAAATAAAATCTGCACATGAAAATTTTAAAACCAGGTGAAACAAACGTAAAAGGATTCCTAGTGGAATACGATTCAGGTTTCATATCACCCAATTTAGAATACAAAGGTAAGAAAAATTTAGATTTAATTAAAGAACATCTAACTCCAATGAGTTTCTTAAATGAATTTAAATCAGGTACCAATATAGGCAAAGATGGTAGTTTACCAGATGTTGTTATAGTATATGCTGTATTACAAAAATGGGGTGTTGAAAATAAAAACGGAAGGATTTACCCAAAGGAAATCCTTGAGAGAGAAAATAAAAGATATCAAGAATACATTAAGATGGGAACATCTCTTGGTGAGTTAAATCATCCAGAGTCTTCAATCATTGATGCTGACAGAGTTTCTCATAGAATTACAGAAACTTGGTGGGAAGGCAAAACCTTAATGGGTAAACTAGAATTAGATACCACACCTGGTTATCATAAACTTGGTGTTATTAGTTCTGTTGGTGACAAGGTTGTCAACATGATTAGAAAAGGTTGGACTGTTGGTATCTCATCTCGTGGTGTTGGATCCCTTAAACAAGAAGGTGGTAAAAACGTAGTACAAGACGATTTTGAATTAATCTGTTGGGATATCGTTACATCACCATCGACTCCAGGTTCTTGGATTTCTACTGATGACGGTGATTTAAAACAATTTACAGAATCTTATAGTAGAGATAATAATTGTAATGGATATACATGTCAATGGAATCTAGTAGAAGGATCATCTTCAATAACAATACCAAGTGATACTATTTTTAACGTACAAGGTACATCAAATAGAGATGTTAAATTATTAGACGGGCTAAACAAATTTTTAAAATGAAAAAAGTAATTAGATTTAAAGAAAACGATATAGAGAAACTCGTTAAGAAAATCATCAGAGAAAATGATGAACAGTTGGGTTTGGATCCTGAAGAAGAAGAATTTGGGGAGGAAGATGAAGATTACGGACAAGGTTATGAAATGGGAGAAGAATTTGCTGAAGGACTTTTAGAAGAAATTCAATCTATTAGAGATAATGAAGAATTACTGGATACCGCTTTAAGAGGCTTTGTAGATGGTTTTAATGCTGAAATGGAATCCAACGGAATTAACCTAGAACTTTCACATCTAATGCAAGGTTGGAGAGAAGATATGATGGAATCTTATAAGTTAAAAAATATTATTGACTATAAGAGAGCTAAACGTAAAAAATAGATATTTAAAATTGCGCAGCTGCGCTTTTGCAAAAGCTGCTTAGCAAGCAGCAAAAGATCAAAAAATTTAAAAATGGAAAATAGAATTAATAGACTTATTTGGGAGGCAAAAAAATCGGGGAAACCTGTAAATCCTTGGGCTATTTGCACAGCTTCAATTGGTGGTAAAATTGGTGATACCAAAAGAACTGATTGGACTAAAGATCAAAAAGAAAGATATGAAAAATGTGTTAAAGATGTTAAGAAAAAATCTCCAATAAAAGAACATAAATCCAAAATTGTTAAGGAAGGTAGAATTAATGAATATGGTGGTTACGATGATCCAAGTATGTACGCTAGACATGCTGGTTCTTACATGGGCAACGTAAAAGATGGATATAATGCTATCGCAACAGTTTTAAATCATTTCGACAAATTAAGTGCTGAGATATTGGATGATAAATTACGTAAAGAAGTTGAAAAGTTTCTACTCCAAGTTCAAAATCCTTTAACTAGTTTGGGTAAAACAATTATCGATACTGAGAAAAGACATATAGGAAATCTTAGAGGTGGAAGACCAACTCCAAGACCTGAAGAAGGAGAGTAATAAATAAAAATACTATAAATAGGGGGATATGATTTACATATCCCCTTATTTTTTTTACTCTTAATTCAACATAAACAATCAAAAATTTTAAAAATGGATAGTGTAGTAAAGTACTTCTTAGTAAAAGTAGAATTTGAAACCATTAACGAGAGTAATGGAAAACAAAAAAAGATTAAAACACAGTATCTTGTAGATGCTATGACGTGTACTGAAGCTGAAGCTCGTGTACGTACGTATTTAAAAGATTCTGTAATGGATTACGAAATTGTAAGCACAGCGAAAAGTCCAATTGAGGACGTAATCCAAGTTCCTGTAAAAGCTTAATGACGATATTTTTTAGGTAAACCAACACGATCAGCTAAATCTTGGAATATTCCTCCGTGATTTCTAGCTTCTTCATCTTCAATACCGTGTGCTGCATGAATTAATTCGTGTTTAATAATATCTTCAACGTAATCAGTGTCGTTTAAGGCCTTGGGGTGTATTTTCATTACTCCAAGGTCTTTTTCATTTTCTGGGTGTTTAAAAGCACCTATCTTTCCGTCTTTAATATTATCATCAACTTTGATTACAATATTATCACCGTTAACAGGTTCTTCACCTGTTAAGTCTTCGTAAGCGTCCTCAACGTCCTGTTGAATCTGATCCTTCATATAAGAAACTTTTCTAGTGGCTTTTGGATATTTTGAATTCTTATCCAATTTTTTTTGCATATAGTCTGCCTTATCAGAAATATCGTTTTTTGTACGATTTTCAACGAATTCTCTTAGTACTCTTTTAATATTGTGCCTCATTTACAATAAATATCTTTCTTTTTTAATAAAATTTTTTTCTTTTTTCTATTGACTCTTTGCACTTTGCGTGTGGCATACATATTTATTAATGAAATCTTGCACCTAACGTGCAAGTGATAACCATTAAAAAGAAAAAATAGAAAATGGCAAAAGAAAAAAAATCAATTATTGAGGAAGCTCTTCTTGAGGCTGAACAAATTGACGCCACTTTCAAATCTAACGCAAAAGAAATACTAGCTCATACAATGAGTTCAGAAATTGAAGAAATGGTAAAGGAATCATTAACTGGTTCGAAAAAAAGAAGATTGAAAGAAGACGAAGAGGAAGAAGAAACAGATTTAAACCTTGATTTAGATTCTGACGAAGGTTCTGATGATTTAGACCTAGACATTGACACTGAAGAAGGTGACGATGAAGGTGCTGAAGATTTAGACTTAGACGATGAATCTGAAGAGGGTGAAGAAACTGAGGAAGATGAGTTGGATTTAGATTCTGATGATGAAGGTACTGAAGATGATTTAGACCTTGATTTAGGAGGAGAAGAAGACTTTGACCTTGGCGGTCTTGACCTAGGAGGTGATAACGCCGACTTAGACTTAGGTTTAGGTGGTGAAGAACTTGAGGGTGGTATGGATGTCGACACTGTAGATCTTACAGGTGCTAGTGACTCCGATGTAATCTCCGTTTTTAAGAAAATGGGCCCAGAGGATGAAATCGAAGTTGTTAACGACAACGGTATGGTTACTCTCAAAGACAACAAATCTGGTTCTGAATATAGAATCGAACTTAACACTGGAGCAGGTGTTCCTTCAGTAGAAACTGAAGAACTTCAACTTGGTGAAAGTGAAGAAGAAGTAGATTCTGAAGAGGTTATCTATGAAATCGAAGTAGATGATGAGGATGAAATGTCTGACTACATGGAAATGGAAGACGATATGTCTTACATGAATATGGGGAATGAAGATTACATGTATAATGAACATCCAGTTTCCGACGAAGATGCGGTTAACGCAATGGGTCGTGAAGATGAAATGTCTGACTACATGTCACGTACTTTAGGAGCTGGTAGAGCTGCTGGAAGAAACGGTCTAGATAAGCCAAGAGCTTACAAAGATATGACTGGAATCTACAGTGAGTCTACAAATCTTAAAACTCAAAAACTCATCAAAGAAAATACAAACTTAAATGTTAAAAATTCAACTCTTGAAAGTGAAAACAAAGAATTGAAAGAAAACCACGAAAAAATGGTTGACGCTTTAAAACAATTCAGAAAGAAACTTCAAGAAGTGGCTGTGTTCAACAGCAATCTTACTTACGCTGTAAGACTATTCACTGAAAATTCAACTACAAAAGAAGAAAAGAATGAAATTCTTAAAAGATTAGATTCTGCTAAGACTTTAAAGGAATCTCAATCTATTTATAAGCAACTTGTTAAAGAATATTCAAACGGTAAAGCTCCTATTAAGGAATCTGTTGAAGAAAAAATAAACAAAACTGCAACTAGTGGTTCTGCACAAATCAGTGAACAAAGCGTTTTTGTACACCCTGAGTTACAAAGTATGAAGAAACTTTGGGAATATAGTTACAAAAAATAATAATAAAATAAAAACAAAAAAACCAATTTAAAATGGGATATTTATTAAAATCAGGTGAGGTTGGAAATATCGGATTAAAACACCAAAAGGCTATCCGTGAGGCAACCGTAAACAAATGGGATTCATTAGGATTCCTAGAAGGTCTTGAAGGCCACATCAGAGAAAACATCGCTTTGTTATACGAAAACCAAGCGTCAGTTCTTATTAACGAATCTACACAAGCTACTGGTGGTCAATCTACTGGTTCTTTCGAAACTGTAGTATTCCCTATCGTAAGACGTGTGTTCTCTAAATTATTAGCTAACGACATCGTATCAGTTCAAGCATTGAACTTACCTATCGGTAAATTATTCTACTTCATCCCTAAAACGGCTGATAGAAACGTTGACGGTACACACGATTCAATGTTCGTAGCAAACTGTGTTAACTGTTCTGAGTCTACATTCTCAGATTGTATGAAGAATCTTTACGATATTTTCTACAACGATGGTATGTATGATAACTCTAAAGGTGCTATCACAGTAGTAGCAGCTACAGGTACAGCAGTAACTTGGACAGCTTGTACAACAGGTATGGAATTTGCAGCAGGTAAAACTCCAGCAGCAACTGACGGTACATTACGTCACCAAATCATCGAAGTTAAAGGTTTCTCTTCTTCAGCTCCTGGTCGTTTAATCGGTCCTGATGGAAATGAAATGGATACAGAATCTTTCTTAGCTTCATTAACTGTTGTAGCTAACGCTAACATCCTTGACCCAGATGGTCAAACTATCTTGTCAGTAGGTGACACAGTTCCTTTCCGTTTAGTAGCTCAAAAATACGGTAGAGGTATCGTAGATTACGGTGATATTTGTTCTCCTGATGGAAAACTTTACATCGAAATCGATTTAACTCACCCAACTTGTGTTTCTTGTTCAAGAAATACATTCGATGGATACATCGGTGCTAACTATACAGCAACAACAATCAACAACTCTAGTATGTTAATCACTTTCAGACAGTACGCTGACCTTGAAATGGAAGACAGAATGGGTGAAGTAACTTTCGAACTTGAATCTGTAACTGTATCTGTTACTGAACGTAAGTTGAGAGCTACATGGACTCCTGAATTAGCTCAAGACGTTAGTGCATTCCACAACATTGATGCTGAGGCAGAATTAACAGCATTGTTATCTGAACAAATTGCAGCTGAAATCGACCGTGAAATCTTAATGGATTTACGTAAAGGTGCAGCATGGCAATTACGTTGGGATTACAACGGTTGGAAGCGTTTACCAAACAACAATGGTTACACTCAAAAAGATTGGAACCAAACGTTGATGACAGCTATCAACCAAATTTCAGCTCAAATCCACAAAGCTACATTGAGAGGTGGTGCTAACTTCGTAGTTGTATCTTCTGAAGTATCAGCAGTATTCGATGATTTAGAATACTTCCACGTATCAAACGCAGCTCCTGAGCAAGACCAATATAACATGGGTATCGAAAGAGTTGGTTCATTAAGCGGTCGTTACACTGTTTACCGTGACCCATATTCTCCTTCTTACTCTGTGTTAATCGGACACAAAGGTAAGTCATTGTTAGACACTGGTTACATCTACGCTCCATACGTACCGATGCAGTTGACTCCTACAATGTACAATCCGTTCAACTTCGTACCTGTTAAAGGTATCATGACTCGTTACGCTAAGAAAATGGTTAACAACCGTTTCTACGGACACATCAGAGTTGACGGTTTACGTACATTTGATGTTAGAGAATTACGTTAATCTTAATTAACTAATAATCAATAAAAACTAAGAGGGACTAAGTCCCTCTTTTTTTTTTGCGTGATATTTATATAAAGTATGAGGGATTTAATTAAGAAAGTATTAAAAGAGGCGCGTGTACCTAGGGAAGAAAGGGTGGAACTATATAAGGACGATAATATAATTGTTGTTGTTCCACTAACTCATAGAGCATTACAGAAATACGCAAACCAATGTCAATGGTGTATTAATAGTGATTTAGGTGAATGGGAAGATTATCACAAAGGAATGCATGCTGTAATCATCCAAAGAAATCCGAAAAAAGATAAAATCGGTATAACGGGACATCGTGTGGCTGAAGAGATTTTACTTATGGGCAGGTGGGATGAAGGTGGTTACACTTTTAAAGATGTTTGTGATATATTAGGTTATCAATTTAAAAACGAAACCGATATGGGTGATTATTACGTAACAGTTACAAATGATATAAATAATTTCGCAACCAATATAGTTTATTACTCACCAGAAAATGGTATATACGACCAAGAAGATAATTTCTTATGGAACTTTGATTACGAAATATCTGATATACCAAACGTAACACCAAATGTTATCCATATTATGGATGATTACCTTTGGAGAAGTTCCTCATTAAAAGAATCTGAAGAGGGTTTCGGTTGGGTTGGTGATATGAGTTTTGATGAGGGTGGTATCGATAAAAATGTTATGGACTATCTTGTTAAAAACTATCCAAAAGCAAAGGGATGGTCAAACACTATGGGATACCAAATCATCATAGATGAAAAACCATACTATCTAGATTGGGATTCTAAGAAAACCATGTTAAATAAAATATATTGGGAGATAGTAGATGAGTTTCAAAATGTAGATAAAGGTATTCTAAGACGTACTATTAGACAGTACATCAATAGTTTAATCTAAATCCATATCATCATCGTCTGGGTCACTATCATCCCATCTATCACGTTGGAAATCATCTCTATATGACTTTAGATTGGCTAATTCGATAGATACCCTTCTTATTTCATCATTAAGGATTTTAATATCTTCCATTTTCTCGGAAAATAATTCATAACCATAATCTATTAAACCCTTCTCTGTTGGGGTTAAATCCTCTATACTAACAGATATTTTATCTGCCATCATTTTTGTGTATCTATCTCTAAGTGACTTGAATTCCATAATACAAAAATACTAAAATTATTTAGTAAACTTAAATTTATCTAACTTTTTTCTAACATCTAACGGATTTCTCTGTAAATCTAAAAGAATATCATCTAATTCTTCAACAGATAAATAACCCATAGGTTCTTCCCATAAATCCATGGCCCATATCTCATACGTACCATCCCTATCCTCTAACAATAAACCAAATACGTTCTTATAAGGACCAACAATAGATACCCTACCAACACCATCTAAGAAAATTGTGGCATGTCCGTCAAAGAACATACTAACCTTATGTGGTTTGAATTCTAAATCTTTAAATGTTATTGGTTTATTTCTATCCATTGGTCACCGTCCCAATAATTTAATCTATTTGTTTCTGTATTAAAAATTACACTACCTAAGGCGTGTAGAATGCCGGTTGCTATTATATTACCAGTATTATCAACTCTTAGGGTGGTGGTATTACCGTTATTTATAGTGAATGTATAATCTTGGTCTATATGTGCCGGATCTATACCAGTAACCCATGAAACGGTACCGTTTGTAAACATACCTCTACCTAGTTCATCGTTTAGTGTATAACCCTCTAAATCATATAATATACTATCACTATAGTACTCACCAACAGAATTAGTTAAAAACTTATATTTCTTTAATCTATTTTTTATCATAGGATAAAAATAAAAATGAGTGGTATCAATGTAAACTCTTCCCTTTTCTATATTAAATCAAAGATTACCCTTTATAGACATCATCTTTGATACCTTTTTCACGAGCTATCTCTTTATTGGTTTTACCTTTAAGAGTTGCGTTAACCACTTTCATAACATCTGATGGGATAAGTTCCATTAATTCCATCATTCCCATCGCGTTCAATTGAACGTCTTTGGAGTCCCAAATGGTTGTAGTTGACTGACCAGTTTTGGTTTTATCATGATGGAACGCTACCTTTGAGTAGATGTTATCACGAGTTTGTTCTTCTTTAACTCTCTTGTCGATTACATACACAAGAACACCGTTCTCAGTATATTGGTTGAAGTACTTCTTGAAATCATTTGATTCAGAAGCCACACACCACTTAGTAGACTTACCGTAAACGTTAGAACTACGAGAAGTAAGTGGTTGAATAACTAAGAAGTTATCGTCTTCATGTAAAGTTACAGTTTCAAACTTCTTAACTTGACTCTTGGTGACCTTTTCACGAGCCAATTTTATCGTGTCGACAATTTCTTGGTTGGAACCATAGGCGTATATATCCTTGTTCTCCAATAAATTCTTTTGTGATAATTCTTCAAATTCTTTCACAATGTCAAACATTTCTTTAAATGTATTGGTTTTAAGTTCTTCTTTTAACCAATCAACCCAAGTCTCTGCTTGTTTAATCATGAAAGGAAGATATTTGTTTGTAGCTGTAGGATCGTTCTCAGCTAAAATTTCGATAATATCAACACTAAACTTAGGATTTTGTTCTTTTAGGTCTTTCTTTTTTGCCATAATTCGAAACGGTTATTCTTTTATTTGATTACAATATTAAAATTACTAATTTGATTTGATTGTGTCAACAATTACACGACATATTCACTTAAATTAATTTCAATGCCTGTTTGTTTTTTAATAGTCCATGAAATATTATGAAAGGCTTTATAGACATGACCTGCATGTTGTAAAGATGAACTATATGGTGATACCCACATAAATTGTCCTCCACTCATGTGATGGGTGTTAACTCTAGTTAATTTCCAACCGTTAAGAAATTTATTAACAATATCTTTTTGTGGTTTTGTGAATTTTATCTTATAAACTGATAAAATATTACTGAGTTGACAATTTTCTTTCACTTCCATAACACAAAGATAGTGAATTTTATTCATTTACCAAATATTTATAGTAAAAGAAATTTCATGAAAAAGGTAATTAGACTTAAAGAAAATGATATAGAGAGACTTGTGAAAAAAATCATCAAAGAAGATGATGGACAACCACAAGTAGAAAAGAAAGAAAAAACACCAGAACCGATTAGAATGCATCAGGTTGGTGATGGAGTTCTTCCAACAATAGATGATATTATATTAGCAATCCAAAAGGCTAAAATGTCTTTCGAATCTTTGGTTAACACAAAATTAACAGGTAAAGAGGGTTACGTAAAAGAAATTGATGGAATTGTTAATGACTTCACTAAACTTGAAGATAAGGTTAGAAAGTCTAAAGAAAAAATTTCTTCATTCGTAATCCAACAACGTGAAAAAAAGAAAGTTGATCACATGGCTCACAGAAAGATGGAGATGAGAAACAAAAGACGTGAGGCTGAAGATAATGGAAATCTATACGCGTATTAAATAACGTGAGACCGAAAAGACGGTACTATCACGACAATATAAAAACAAAAACAAAATGGAAGTAAATTTTCAAGGTAATAAGGATATCATCCTTGTACAAGAACAAAAAGTAAGTGTTAACAAATTAACTATTAATAGAATGGTTGATTTACCAGCACAAAAAAAGGTTGTAGTTTTCGTAAAAGAAATTCCTAAACCAATTGTGTTATGGGAAGGTGATGCTTATGATGCTGCTGGACAATGGAGTGATGCTGATGTTTCCACTAGATTACAACAAATCTACGGAGCTTAATCAATAGACTTTACATAGGGAAATGTGTTTGTATTTTTATATAAACACATTTTTTATGCAAAAAATTCACTTAATAGCAGGACTACCAAGAAGTGGTTCTACACTTTTATGTAATCTTTTAAACATGAATCCTAAGTTTCATGCAACAGCAACATCCCCTTTATTGGATGTTATGAGAAATATTAGGACCACGTTTTCACACAACCCAACTTATAAATCACACAATAGATTAGAAGAGTTAGATAATATCAAAAGAGCTACTAAAGCTTTCATTGAAAATTATTACGACCCAACAAAAGAAGTTGTTTTCGATAAATCTCGTGGATGGGTTTCTAACCTTATGATTTTAGATGAGATTTTAGGTCATAAAGAGACTAAAATTATTTGGACTTATCGTGACCCCGTTGAGATTATTTCTAGTATTGAAAAACATCACAATAAAACCTTAATGTTTGAAAATGTTGACGAATCAAATGGTTTGGATTTCTCCACATTAGAGGCTCGTGTTAATAATTTCATCAATGATAACGGTATTGTAGCTAGACCAGTATGGTTATTAAATGATGCTTATGATATGGGATTCAATGATAGAATTTTAATTATTAGGTATGGTGATTTAACGATGTATCCACAAGAAACCTTAAATAAAGTACACGATTTTTTAGGGTTAGAGAAATATCACTATTCTCAAAACGATTTTAAAGATTTAAAACAAAGTACATATGAATGGGATGGTATTTATAACTACAAATTCCCACATACCATTAAAGAAGGTGAAGTTAAGTATGTTAAACATAACGTAAAATTACCTGACCACATCATAGAGAAAATTAATACTAGATTTTCTTGGGTTAATGACTTAGTCCGAGGAATGAAATAAAAAAACCCCGAATATTCGGGGTTTTTTATTGGAAGAAATCTTCAGTGTTGTATGGTCTATCTAAAACCATACCATCTTTAAATTTCACAACTTTTAAACGGAAATTATTATCAACTGTGGTAGAAGGTCCACCCATTGTGTCTTTTAAGAAGACCTTCTCAGCTCTTCTAAAATTACGCCAATTATTATCCAACATTGTATCGTTAATTAAATAACAACTACTTAAAGAATTGACATCTAAATTTTCTGTTTTTAATAGGGTTGGTATTGGTGTTGGTTTTCTTCCCATACTATTTCTTAATAAAATCCATTCCTCATCTTCAGTAACTAAACAAGAATAACTTTCATCGGTAATGTAAGTGTCTTTTAAAGCCTCATTCACAGGATTAAATACGTTAAATCTTTTCCATGAATAAGGGTCAATAGACATTTTTAAATAATCTAAAGCCCAATCAAAATCATCACCCTCTACATAGGCCTGACCTTTCCATTTTTGGATAGTAGCAATTGTATACCTAACATATTCTTTAGTTGGATTTAATTTTAATTCAGCTATTGCCTCACCAATCTCATCATCTGATTGATAT